CAGAGGAAGAAATGTCGTGCCAATTGAAGTCTTGGTCGTTGTCCTGCGAGCCACGTGCTCGATGGATGTCTGCTCGTACCCGCCTTCTGAAACCACCGAGGAGCAAATTTGCTTCATGGACGAAGCGCTTGCCGTCGCTGCGGTGTTTGTAATCTCATACCTAATCGGCAGAATGGCCGTGGTCATGTACACAGAAGTGATGTCGTTTGCATTCTCAAACGTGTGGCAGACGATGTACTGCCCGTCAATGATGAACCCGCAGCGAACAGATCCAACACCAAGCCACTCAAAGTCCATCCACAAAATTTGTGCTTTGGTTAGGTCAAGGGTAAACCCTGATACACCAGTACCATCAAGTTTGTCGCCGTTCCAGTCTGCTTGGTTGACCGCCCGCGCATCGCTGACAGACCCTGAAATGTAAGACCGCAGAACAAACGAGACGGTGCTGTCTGCTTGCTGGATGAACACGCCGTTCTGGGTTCCAAAGTACCCCACCCGCTGGCGAAGCCCGGTCTTAGCGGTGTTCATCACGAACGTAGCCAAACACAACAACCCCTTACCCGGCTGGTACGGCATGCACCTGTAAGTTTGTCTTACAACCTCAGACCCACTGGAAGTGGTGACATCCATCCGCACCGATGATTCGTTGGGCAGGTACGTGGTTGACCCCCCAGTGGCCGTGCTCGTGTCAAATTGGTTGTCAATAGCGTAGCGGTTCTGAGAATCAAAGATGGTGTACGGTGCGCTAGTTCTTAGCCGGCCAAAGGCATCGACGTTGGTCCCGCCGATGGAGACTGGCACAGCGCTTCCAGTAGTTGCCACGATCTGCTCCAGCAGGTTGTCTAGTTGGTTGAAGTAAAGGCGAAGGATGTTGACGAGGTTATCCAAGTACCCCTTGTCGTAATCCTGCGTAGGCTTGGGCAGCGGCGGCGCTCGAAAGCGCTTGATAATGGTTGACCAGATAGTCACGATTTACGTCCGTCTGGCTTGAGGTCGATTCTGGGCGCACCCAACTGCCACTGCACGCCGATCTGATCAGACGCAGCCTTGATAGACATCTGCCTTCCACGCACCCGGATGTTGACTTGGCCCGTGTACTGGTCCACAGGGATTGTCGTGCTCCTGATGACCGGGTAAGAGTTCTCGCCCGCCACTGACATATCTGCAGTCACAGACGCAACGGGCGTGATGCCTCGGGTATACCCTGAGCCTGAGTTCTGCAAAGGAAGCAGCGTCAAGTTCATCGTCGGGCTGGCAGCGGTAGACCCCGTAAAATTTACGTCAGGGATAACCCGCCACACAAACCCAAAATTGTGCCCATCGTCAATGTCAAATTCTGACGAAGTGATGTACGCCTCAATGGGAAGCGTTGTGGTTGTTGCGTTGTCGTCCACTCCGGTTTCGTGGTTGAGCAAGCGCTGGTTGTAGTCAACAGCCATTGGCACATCGCTGGAAACGCTGGTGTCAATCCAAGCGGTACGGCCCATCATGCCGTAGTACCACACCTTCTCAACGTAGTTGTAGATCACATAACGGTCCACAACCGTAGAGCTTGCAGAGCAGTAGAACCACCAAATTTCATTGAACTGCTCGTTGGTAGAACTAAAGACTTGCTCAGTCTGGTTGGTGTTGAAATCACTGAAAACGTACTGTCGTACATCGCAGACAAGCGTTTCCACCCGTCCGTCGTAGCGGTAGAACTTGCCGTTACCCATCCAATAAGTAACGCCTGCCCCGGTAGCCCAGGCTCTGTCGCTCACGATTGAAGTGTTGTCAGACAGAAGTTGAGTACCCCAAACAATCGGGGGGCCGAGGTACTGAAGCGAATACAGGGCGGTATCAGACCACACCAAAAACTCTTGGCGTACTTGAGCGGCGGCTTCAATTCTTGAGCCGTGGGAAAGACGAATACTGCCTGCTTGATTGGTTACCGCAGGGGTCCAGTTGACCGCGCTTTCTTGGTCCGACCAGCGGATGAGCATGGTGTCTTGAGTAGCCGATCCGTAGTCGTTACACCCAAACGCCAGCACAAACCGGGAAGTGTCAGACACCAGAACAAGATGCTGCACTGTAGGAACGTCAGATGCACCAGACAAAGAAGACAGCGCCACGCCTCGGGTGGTCAAACCAGCCGTTTGATCCCAATAGTACAGAGGCCCATCTTTGGGGCCATAGATCAGGTCTTCACCAAAATTGTCGTGGTTCCAAATGCGGATGCTTGTGGTACTTGTGGCTCCAACCCCCCAGCCGCCACCGCTCCAAGGCCCTGCGCCCCACCCGGAAATGCCCGTTTGGATCTCATCACCGACATTGATCTGGTACGCGGCGACAACAGCAGCACCTCCGTAAGACCCTGCCGAAACCGAAACACTTGTAGTAATGGTGTAAGTGTCTGCCGTCAAAACGGTGATTTGGTACTCGGCGTTAAACAGAGAAGTGCTGCCTGAGCCAAGCGTGTCAGTTGATCCCGTGTAGGCTACAAAGTCACCTGTGATGCCGCCGTGCGCTACATCAGTAACCGTGACGGTAGTTGTGCCGTCTCCAGCAAACGGATTGCTGGACATCGGGTTGACGGTCTTTCTTAGTGGCGTTACATCGTTGTACAAACCGCCACCAGCAAGGGCGATGTAGTACTTGAGGTTTGTTCCAAGCCCGACATACCTCGCGCCACCTAGAGATGACCACGCCCACAGTGATCGGCAGATTCCAAGGAACTGACTGTTCGTAACCTGCTGCCAGCCGCCAATCTTCTCAGGCTGACCTGAACGGAAGCGGATCTTGTCGCAAGAATACCAGCCGCCTTCCGTTGAATAACGCGTTCCTTCGCGGTTCAGTCCCGACTTGAGTTGCAATTTTCTGAGCATGTTTACCCCAGCAACGCACTCTCTGCGGCTCTACGTTTTACGAGTCCAGGCAAGACACGCCCGCCACCGCGCACCCACAGGGCCAACTGTTCCTTGGCACCTTCCCAGTCAAGCGCACGTAGTTTGCGCCGCAGGGTGGATGTCTGTAGTCTACCCGTCCCGAGGTTGTACGTGAAGTCAGCAATAGCGCAGAAGGCCCGCCAGTTCCCATTGGTCACGCTCCACGCAAACAACTCAGGGCACTGCCTCATCACCGCAGACGCACAGACCCGCTGAATCTCGTCCATGAGCCAAGCGTCGGCAATGTCACGGGTGATGGGCGGGTCATCCATCGTGACCTTCTTGCCTGAAGGCTTGTAGACCGTCCCCCAACCGATGGTGGGGTAGCCCGCTGGGCAGATATAGGGGTAGATCAGCCCGTCCTTTCCAAGACGGTGCAACCCCTCAAACTGCTTGCATAGGGCAACGGCTACGTCGAGGTTCACGCAAGACCCCTTTGCTTCAAGGCGCGATCAAGGAACCAAAAATTTATGGTGCCCGCAACCAATGCTGAAAAGTCAGGCGACATGGCGGTCTTGAACACTTCCACTGGCGGCATGCCTTGCAGCCAAGCATTCCATGCAAACCAGATATGCACGAACGACCAGATGAACAAAATCCAGTAGGTCACCACCGGACGAACTGATGCGCTGAGGGAGGCCACCCAGCCACCAGCGGCTTTGACCATTTCGGTCTGCTGATCCAGTGCCGACTTAAACGCATCCAGCACACCCGTGTCTACGGCCATCCCATGCTGAGCGCCAATCTCTTGCAGTTTCTGAGCGCCGCGCAGTTGCTCCAGTTGGCACTGCTGCTCAAACATTTTGAGTTCGTGCTGGCGCTCGTTCTTGCGGTCAAAAAACTTCAGCACTTCCGGGGCAAGGCGGAACAAGCCGCCAAAGATAGACCCGAGAAGTCCCCCGCCAAGGATGTCAATCACATCATTTCTCCGACAATGGTTGGGTGGTGATAGCCCGCAGAATCACGATGCACACCGCGACGACACTGCCTACGACAGCGTGGCCCCATGCGGGGATCGGAAGCTGTACGACAAAGCCTTGAAGCACAGACAGCACTGCAAGAAGGATGGCAAACCAGATGGTGCGCGACTTAAAAACCTGCTTCATGCTTGCTCCAGTTTTTGTTGAAGTGCTTTAAGCACAAAAGTGGCCTTGCGTTGCTCAAGGCGCTCGGTCAGAAGCGTGCGCTCCAGTTTATCCTTGAACTGAAGATCGGACAGAAGTTGGATGTCTTTAAATGACCAGTCGTTGATAAACCCAACGGGATCGGCTGTACGGTGCGACAGCAAAAGCTCGGGCCACTGCGGCAGCAAAGCAATCATAACCGTGTAGTTGTCGATGTTGATTTGGTAGTGCGCAATTTCTGATTCGCGCTGCTTGATTGCTTCAATAAGTTGTTCTTTATTCATGGCGCTTTCCAAGCAACTGAATAACATACTTCGGACGGCAAAGTTGCAGGATTTGCATATTTTGTTCCAAACCCCGCGTTCCAAGAGTATACAGAAACAAAGGGGCTAAAATCATGCGTTACAGCAATATCAAAACCAGACGGGGAAAATGCTACGCTATACCCCGGCCCTGTTGGCAGAGTTGCGGGATTGGCATATTTTGTTCCAAATCCTGCATTCCAAGGATACGCAGAAACAAATGGGCTTGCGGCGTGCGCAACAGCGATGTCCGCACCAGACGGCGAAAAGGCTACGCCAAATCCACTGGCTGATGGCAACGTCGCTGGATTGGCGTATTTTGTTCCAAATCCTGCGCTCCAAGGGTACGCAGATATAAACGGGCTTGAACCATGAGCAACAGCAATGTCCGCACCAGACGGCGAAAATGCAATTCCAAGTCCAGTTCCTGTTGGCAAAGTTGCAGGATCGGAATACTTTGTTCCAAAACCGGAACTCCAAGGATACGCAGAAACAAATGGGCTTGTGGCGTGCGAAACAGCAATGTCCGAACCAGACGGCAAAAAGGTTACGCCAAGTCCCTCGCCAGTTGGCAGAGTTGCGGGATTGGCATACTTCGTTCCGAACCCCGCGTTCCAAGGGTACGCAGAAACAAAAGGAGAAGAGCCGTGCGCAACAGCTATGGCTTCACCAGACGGAGAAAATGCTACGCTATTCCCCGACCCTGTTGGCAATGTTGATGGGTTGGAATACTTTGCTCCAAATCCTGCTCTCCACGGATACACAGAAATAAAAGGAGAAACATCATGCGCAACAGCAATGTCTTGTCCTGATGGAGAAAATGCTACGCCTAGCCCAATGTCATTTGGCAGCGTTGCTGGATCAGCGTATTTTGATCCAAAACCGGAACTCCAAGGGTAGACAGACACATAGGGGCTATCAAAATGCGCAACAGCAATGTCGCACCCTGTAAACCCGCCCGCAGCAGGTCTCGCCATAAAGCTCATGCTGAGAATCCCTTGGACAGTGATGCGTACCAAAACCCAGTTGAACTCAGGTAAGTAGCCACTAACAAGTCCACTGAATTGGCTGCTGTGCTGAGTGTTCTGGTTGCACCAGAAGGCCACCTAAAACTTGACGGCCATGTCATGGTGCGCCCACCCGTCGCGTCTTGCGTGATGAACCAGTTAATGGTCTGCCCGTTGCGCGGGTTACTGATAGTCGGTGCTGTCGTGACGTTGGCCGTGAACGTGGTGGCAAACACATTGGACAAAGCGCAATCTACCGTCATTGCTGTCGCGCTGAACGTCACCGTAGATGGCGTGGTCTGAGCACCCCCAGTAAACGTAGCCGCGCCCAATGTAGGGGATGTGGCGAGCACAATCCCGCCAGACCCAGTTACGTTCTGTCCCAGTGCGGTTGCAACGCCTGTACCAAAAGAGGTGATGCCCGTTCCCCCCGAAGCCACAGGCAACGCCGCGCCCAGCGTCATGGAAGCAAAATAGTTCTGTGCTACCACCACGTTCGTGCCATCGCACCGCAGGGTCATGGACACACCGTCGGGCACCGAGATACCCGTACCAGAAGTTCTGACTGTCTGAGCAAAGCCCGTGTTGTTGGTCACAAAGTACAGCTTGCTGACCGATGGGACAATGACTGCGAACGAAGCACCCGGCGTTCCTCCAAGCACGAGGAACATGGCCCGTGACTGATCCGCCGCGCCGTTGGCCGTGGTCAGCGTGAAATTTGCCGCCGTCATCGTGATGCTAGAGGTTCCCGCAATGGAAGCGTCTACCAGCGCCGTCAGGCCGTTGTTGACCTCCGTACCCCAGGTTCCAGAGTACTCCCCGGTAGCAGGCTGAACCAGTCGAAGGCTTGTGGTGTATGAAGGCATTTGAACCTCAGTTGATCATTTGGGTCCAGTTCGAACCTTGGACTGTTGGTACTGGAACCCACCCCGGCGTTTGAGCGTCTACAACCCCTGTCCAATTTGGATTCTGAGTGTTGGGCACCAGCCCCCAGACATTGACGTATCCTACCAGTCCAAGCGCTTGCACGCCAGTGGGAACTATGATAGCGCCGCCCGTGACCGAGACAGTGCCGATAAATCCTTGCGCCTGAACCCCTGTGACCGGGACAGTGAGCGTTAGGTCTACCGTAACCGTGCCGATCTGGCCTTGTGCCTGTACGCCTGTGGGCAGAACAGTCGCGCCGCCTGTTACGGAAACATCACCTACCTGCCCCGTGGCCTGGACGCCGGTTACATCTACTGTGACACTGGTTGTGGCAACAACTGTGACATTGCCAATCTGCCCGGTAGCCTGAACGCCTGACAAAATTGTCAGTGCGCCGCCCGTGGCAACAACGGTTCCTACCTGTCCAGTAGCCTGAACACCAGTAACAACAACTAAACCGCCTGCTGGGTTCCCGTAGGTTCCGCTATCGTAGGTAAACGCACCATAGGCGTCATTCGGCGCGTCACCACCAAAGGTGCCGTTACCGTAGGTTGAGTCGCCGTAAAGTTGTGTCGGCACTATTCACCTCGCGCCTCGCGCTCCATCGGTGAATTCCAGTACCCATAGCGTATCATCTGCCACAGATACGTCAGGTAAAACTTAGTTGCACCCATGCGCTGGTACTGCGCCCAATGCACTCTCTCGTGCCGGATCAAATCAACATCAGTCAACCGCTCGGCCAAAATGTAAATTCCGAACGGCGGCAGCGTGATGCCCGCAAAGCCGGTAAGTTTCAACCACCAGCGAACCGGGCCTTTGGCAGGCTTGATGTTCATAGCGTTACGTTCCCGCTAGGCAGAGGAGCCGGAACAGTAATGGTGCCGTTAGGAGGGGGAGGAGGAGGGGGCGGTGGTGCAGGCGGGTCGGGCGGGATAGGATAGTCCACCCATTTCTCCTCGCTCTGGCTCCACTTCCACACATAGCCCTCGACCGGCGCGGGCTCCACAGGCCGCACCACCCATCCAGGCGGGCTCCACCAAACCGTTTCCTCGCCGGGTCCAGGCACCGGAGGCTCAGGCACCTCCACCCAGCCGGGCGTGCCGTCCGTCTCAGGCTTCGGGATCGACCCGTTCTTGCTGTAAAGCGTCATAGCGTCGGGAAGGCTGAGGTGGGTGTAGAGGTCGTGCGGGCGTATCCGTTGGTGATGCGGACATCCTGCAAGTAGCCGTTCAGCACCGCACCGGCCACGCGGTCAGCGCCAACATACATCGTGCTGGTCTGGTTGAAGTTGTCGTTCACCGCACCCGCGCTGGTGGCGTCAGTGGCCCCGTCCAGAATAACCCGCAGGTTGCCCGATGCCGTGCCAGACCGAACCACCGCAAAGTAGTACCAAGTGCCCGAGGCCAGCGAGGTAGCGCCTGTCAGTTGCGTGGCCGTGTAGCTGAACTGGAGTTTGTTGCCCGATGTCACGTTAACAGACCAGCCCGTGCTGGCCGTGCCCTTGCTCACCAGCCCGTAGGCCACGCCCGTTGCAGTCAGGTAGACCCAGCCTTCAATGGTGAAGTCGCCTGTGCCAATGCGCAGTTCTGGCTTGTCAATGACGGTCAGGTAGTCGCCCGTGCCGTCAAACGCCATGCTGGTCGGAGACCACTTCGCCTGCGTGGTGCTGACCTGAGCATTGCCCACGGTCTGACCATTGTTGATCGTGGCCGCGTCAAAGATGCCTGCGTTGGTAAAGTTCAGCAACACCGTACCGCCCGTAATCGGAGACGCGGGGACAGAAATGCTTTCTGCCGTGCCTACCGTGTACTTCAGATTGGAGATGTAGCCGTTGAACGCGTTTGCGTTGGACCGATCCGCGCCGATGTTCAGCGCTTCTGTTTGGTTGAAATCTGTGCTGCTGGTGCCTGTGGCGCTGTCCACCGCGTTGATATACAGCTTTAGCCCGTTGGCCCCCGTGCCGGTTCTGACGACGGCCACATGCGCCCACGTTGACGCCGGGATGGTTGTAGTGGTGTCGATGTTGGTTGTCG